TGGTTGTGCAACAGGCTCTGGTGCTGGTTGTGCAACAGGCTCTGGTGCTGGCTCTGTTGCAGGCTCTGGCGCAGTGCTTGCATCGGTTGCATCTGTTTGTGCTTCTGGGTCAACAAAACCAAACTCAGCGCTGGTCGGGTTAAGCATGTCGCGCACAATCTTTTGCGCCAGGAGCGAGTCAAACTCAGAAGCTTCCTGATCTTTTGGAAACCTATTAGAAATAGCAGATGCAGTTTCGCTGCCTGCTTTGATAGTACCGCCAACCTGACCACCAACTATTGAGCCAGCAGCACCAGCTTCACGCAACCTCGAGCCTATCTCACCTTCCCTAAATTCTTTGCCAGCTATAGCCTCAAGGCCGATGCCAATACCTTCTTGCCCCATTTCTGTGACACCTTCGGTAGCCATGCTAGTAGCAACAGCGGAACCCACTCTTTTGCCGTAATTTTTGTTTACCCAATTTACAAAATACTGACCGCCCAACTTGCCAATCAATTCATCTGGCAAGCCTTTAATTAAAATACCAAGGCCCAGGTTTTCGAGGACAGCCGCAACAGTGCCGCCACTTGCGGCTAACGCAACGCGGTCTGCTTGAGACAGTCCTTCGATTTCTTTAAGGTTTGCGTTAAATTCACCGCCAAGCAGTAATGGTGACATCCAGCCGCCAGAAGCTATAGCGACAATCATAGGTTCACCGCTAGCCGCCAGTGATGTTTGCGACCAATCAAGAAAATCTCCAAAGTTCTTTATCTTGTCTGTTGTAAGTGGACGATAGCCCAGCGCCTTTGCCTGCTTCATTAAACGCTCAGATGAGTTTCTTGCTCGTTCAGCAAAAGCCCTGCTTTCACGTAGATTTGCGTCTTCTGGCAACGGCTCGGCACCAAAAAACTTACGGACGGGGTTTATCAAAGGCTGGCGCAGAAAGTTTTGTGTTTTTTGCATCCATTGAGACATCGCAGTGTCGCGTAGCGTTTCTTCGATATCAGCAGCAAATCCTGTTACGTTTGCCCGTGTATTTAGTGCGCCATAATCAAATGCTGTTCCCATATCTCTTGTAAATCGTGGGTTGCCCTCGAGGTCAATGCCAAGGTCGGCCTTTAACTGTGTCGGGCCAGGTTGTTCCATCGCTGCATCAATAATCCGCTTTCGGGGGTCCGGCGGCTGGTTAAACACGCTAGGCGGTGGCGCAGCTGGCTGTGGGTCAGCCGGGGTAGCCCCAAACATGTCAGGGTTTACACCGCTAAAATCAAAGGAGGGTGTCCCCGACAGCGCCGCCGCATCCGGCTGGGGATTGCTTTCAACGGACGGAACAACTGGAGTAGGCTGTTCGGCAGCCATCGGGGACGCTGTTTGCTCGTCAAGTTCTCTAAAAGCATCGAGCATTGAATAACCAACAGGCCCAGATTGCTGTGGGCTTACATCCTCTGGCTCTTGCAGAAAATCAAGCATTGACTTCATGTTTTGCTACCTCACAACATTTGCAACGATTGCATCAGTCTCAGGTGTTTGGTAACCAGCTTGCATTAAAAACATTCTTGCAGCTTGTTGTCTGTTACCGAGAGGCCGTGGCTTTACGTTGCCGTCTGCATCAGTGAAAAATTTTATTTGTTTGTTGTAATTTGCGTCGTCCGTTTCGCCAATTATTTGCTCTATTACAAACACAGGAACCCTGAGTACAGTGTTGCCAAATAGGGGCAATTCTGTATCAGTTCCAAAAGTGCCTGTATTTGGCACAACAATTTCTTGGTATCCTTTGCGCAGCTGTGCGCTTATGTGCGCAGTTCCTTTAGCCATATTTTTCTTATTGCCCATAACTGAAGGAGATGCTGCCTGATTTACCAGTAGGAAGATAACCCCTTCAGGAATGTTAGTTATTTCTGCTTTTTTGGCTGCCTTTTCCGCTACGTCTATTAGCTGTGTGTTGTCGCCCGATGCTATGGTAAAGCCGCCACTGCCTCTACCGCCGCTGCCGCTGCCGCTGCTTGTGGTGTCAAAGCCTGCGCCTGGAAGGACATATTGGTTATTGTCATTTTTCTGTATGCCAAGCGCTTTTGCGGTTGCCTCATCCATAAAGACATCTTCCTTGCCCACCTTCACAACCACTTCGCCAGGTTTCTTGCCACCGTCAAGAACATGCAATCCGTTGAACTTGCTGTTAGAATCAATAATTGGCTTAACTCCAATCCTTTCAGCTGTTGATGGGTCAAGAATAATCATTTTGCCAGGTGTTACGTTGATTTCCACTGGCTCGTTGTCAATTTTATATCGAGCGGTAAGATCAGCCGCTTCGTTTTTGTCACGGTCAACTTTGGCGTCTTCATCTGCTTTATATTTTTCCCACTTCTCCCGTCTTGCATTTGCATCCATGCCGACTTCTCTAGTGTTTCGGTTTTTCTCCTGGCCAAGTGCCATTTTTGTGGCCTCTTGCGCTTGTGTATCTCTGTCGCCCTGGGCGCCTATGGCGTACTGCATATCGTCTTGACGCCGTTCAGTTGCTTGTTCTGCTGCTAGTTTTTGTTCTGCAAAGCCAGGGTTCTGGAACTGGCTGCCTTGCGGAGCCATCAGCAACGCTCCACGTTGTGCTTGATCATCAGAGCCGCCCAGTATCATGCTTTCAGCCATGCGAGATGCACCAGCCCCGGCTATGTTATCGAGCATTTGAGATAACTGATTTGGATTGCCCGTACCATCGCCAAACATAGAACGAGCAAGCGCACTTAGCTGGTTTGTTACATCCTCTTGGCTCATTTGGTTTTGGTTTGGTAAAAATGGAACAGATTGTTGGAGGCCGCCAGGCAAAGGTTGCTCTATTAAGTTGCCGTTATTCAAGGCCTGGCCAAATGCATTTGCCATTAAGTTCTGCATAATGTTGCCTTGGGATGCAATTCTTTGGGCATCAAGTTGTTCTTGCAAACCTCGGCTTTGCAGTTGTTGGGCATTGGTTTGTTCGTCGTAATACCTTGCTCTTGCACTTGCTGCATCGTCGCTTGGTGAGCCTATGAGCGCCCTTGTTAGATTGGAGACGGTACGCGAAATGGCAGGGTCCATTGCAAAATAGTTTTGTGTTGCCATCAGGTGTTCTCCTACTATTTAGGCTTTGCAAGCCCATAATTTGTTGCTACTTGGCCGCCGCCTATAAGCAACTGTGCCAGAGGATCACGGGCCAACTCGTTCGCTGCTTGCAATTCGCCTTGCAGAGCGCCGCTGCTGCCCCTCATAAAGTTGCCCAGCATCTGTGTTCTTGCAGCTGAATTGCTAAGTGCTGGATTAATCTGATTAGACAAAATACTGCCGAAAGCATTTAGGTTGGCCAGTGCATTATTTTGTTGTGTGTTGAAATCAGCTGCACCCTGCATTGCAGCTGCCTGCGCATCTTTTACTAGCTGTGGGGCAGAGCCAGTAACAGCAGGAGCCATGCCAGTGTTTTTCATGCCATCAAAAATTGCCGCAAGTCTTGTGGCTTCGTCAGACATAGCCGGGTCAAAGCTTTTTCTATCAAACATATCCCTGCTAGTGTCTTGTGCGCCTTGTGCTTCTGCAAAAAATTTTTCTTGCCTTCCGCCTTCTCGCCCTATAGCGCCTTCCCTGGCTCTTGTAGCCTTTTTAGCGCTCTGATTTTGTTTGTAAATGCCTGCCCCTTGCGCAATCAAACCGACTGCTAATGCTGTATTACACATTATCCTACCACCCTTATGCTAGACCCTGAGAACGGAGACTGTACGCCCCTTGTTGAAAAACGACTTGGCTGGGCCGACGCAGCGCTTGCAGCTGCTGGCCTTGCTGTGTTCACTGGCATGACATTGGCTTGTGTGCCTGCCCCTACCTTTTCAAAGCCTTCAAAAAAGGTCATGTCATCTTTCTTGCCAGGAGCTTTTAGTTTTTCTAGTTGCGAACCAAAATTAAAATCTTGTATCGCTTTTGTTTGTGTATCAATGTCTGCAACCGTTGACGCACCGCCAGCCAAGCCACTTAACTGGTCGCCCAAAGACTTTTGTTTTTTTGCAACATTGTCCTTTTTAAGTTGCGAATAAGCAGAGGCTGCCTTGTCAATTCTGTTTTGTTCGACTGACTTTTGCGCATCTAAAGCAGACAACGCCGCATCGACTTCACCTTGTGTTAAAACGCCCCTTTGTTTGAAGCCTTGATAAATACCGCGAACAGAATCATCGTATGATGATTGCAGTCCAGTAGATGCAGCATCTCTGAAAGCAGTCTCTAAATCTTCATAGTAATCATCGTTGAAACCGCCAAAAGCGCTTGCTAGAGCCTGCTGTTGCGCTTGCAAGGCTGACGCCCTGCCTGCTCGAGCATTTGCCAAGTCTTGCTTAAGTTTTTCAGCGGCTGCTATTTGCTGAAGCATAAGATCGTAGCCATTGTCGTCGCTTTGCGTCATTATGTCTTGCGCCATGTTTCCGCTATAAAAATTGCCACGGGCTTGCGCGGCGGCGTAATCGGCGGCTTCACTTCCAAAGTCTTTTGACATAAACTACCCCTAATCTACTACTTTCGATGCGTTGCTGGTTGAAAAAAGCCCTGTATCCTTCCGGGCCAGCCCACGACGTTCTAAATCCGCTTGTGTTGCTATGCCTGCTGTTACGCCCTCAAAAAGCGCAAGTAACGGGTTATAACTCGGCATTTGTGTAAGTGTTGTGGCCCTGTTCATCGCGTTTTGCGCAACCATTGCCGGGTCTGCAAGGTTTTGGTTTTGTGAGTACAAATCACCTTTAGCTGACTCAACAGAAGACCTAGCTCTGTTTTCTAAATCCAAAGCTTTGTTGGCAATGCCTCTGGCGTTTGTGTCGTACTGTTTTTGCAAGTCAGCGAAACGCCGTGCTCTAGCAGAAGAGTTTTGTAATCCGCTTCTTGTTAGCGCAAGCAATAGATCACGGCTTGCGTCCTTAAACTGATCTTCCAGTTGCGGATTTGCATAATCTATATAGGATTGACGACGGGCATCATAAAAAGGCTGATCAAACTGCGCGAATGTTTCGTCGATTTTGTCGCGCCCTTCTCTCACACGTTTTTGACGCAACTCTTCCTGTCTTCTTTGCTCTGCTGCGCCGCCATCACCGCCGCCACCACCAAAACACATTTTAGTCTCCTATTCGTTAACTACGATTTTTCTTGCTTGCCATTTTGCGTTTCCCTCGCTCTTTCTTACCCACGCAAAATTTAAGAAGTTCTCCCCATTTCTCCCGTATCCATGCAGCATAGATTCTGGTTTTAGCCCTAGAAAGCCAAGCCATTTATGCACCTCCTCGTAACCTACTATTGATTGAGCCTCTACTCGATGCGTACCAATTTTGGATAACATTGGTATTATAACTTTTATTACATGCTTTGTCAGCGGCTTGCCGATAATTTCTAGTTTGTCGGTCGCAAAAAGCCCCACATTCCACACACCAGGCCGCATTGATGTAAGTGTTAAACAAGCTATACGTCCTTCTTCTTTTGTTCCAAAAACATAGGTTGCTGGTGATTGTGACCATGTTTTTGCTATGTAATCAGATAATTCGTACCTGTCTTCTGCATGTGTGGTGCATACTATCTCTTCGTAATCGCGTTTTCGCATCCTCTGTGCAACATCATAAATATCCCCAATAGTTGCGTGTCCATGTATCATCCAGCCTCCGTAGCATTGTAATGGATAGCTATGTTCCCAATTTTTGCTGGCCCGGGCTGGGAACAAGAAAGCTTCGGTGCTATGTGCGTTGAATAGCCAGTCATTGTAACGCGACCTAGCCCGTAAGTTGTTCTGTGAACTGTAGCAACAGGCTCTAGTGTGGTGATGTCTTGCGGATCAGTAGCAACACTTATATCCCATTGATTTTCACAAGTAACATCTAAGCCATGAAAGTCTTTGAATGTTGCTGCTTGTCCAGCATCTAGAAATGGCATTTGCACCTCGACAGCAGAAGAGTCGTAAGTGTTGCCATCGGCGCCGCCCAGGCTGAAAAGACTATCGCCAGCCCTACATAATATCTGTTTGCCGTCGTATGCCCAGTTATCAACCGTAAATCCAGGCTCATACAATGACCACGCACTTACTCTACTTGACGGAAAGTAACTAAATACAAAGATTTTTGAGCCTATTGCTAAAAAATAACGTCCGTCACGCGGCTCAAGTATTGCCTGACTTTGCTCACAGGCCAGTCTATTAGATATAATTTCTGCTGAAAGCAATTCGTCAATCGGGTTTCCAATGTCGCCAACAAACGCAGCGTTAGATGAGTCTCTTGCCCGGAGACTTCTAATGCCCGAAAGAGACAAATAGAAAACATCGTTATCTCCAAACTCGACTACAGAATCAGGCGCAATCGTGCCAGTGTTTACAACAACCTGTATTTGCTGGTTAAGGTCTTCATCTGCGTCAACAAACCAAATTTGGACGGCCTGTTCAGCAAAAACAGCAATGTTGTCAAAATAGTTGGCTATGGCCTTTAAGTCCTCAGAGCCTGTGGCGTTGTTTGCAAGATTAATGAAGCCTGCACCCAACGAGCCGTCATTCCATTCATCCGGCTGGCTGACTGCGCTAAAATGCAATAAAGAGTCAGATAAAGCATACATCTTGTTTTTGACTGGGCGAACAAAACCGCCGGGTGTGTAGCCATTTATCGCGTTACTTGTAGCTCCACCGTCCATAAAGTTTTGACTGGTTGGGCTAAAAACTGTTGTTACATTGCCTGCCACCGAAACAACAACAGCCTGGTTGTTTGGCGTAGCACCGGGGTCGTCTGCAATTATATT